AGCCGAACTAGACTTTGATGACTTAAATAATACAGTAAAATCAGTGGTTGGTTCAAATGACCCATTTTTTGTTGGAAATCAATTTGAAAACACCATAAATCAAAGTGCTACTGACGAAACCACGACTGACGAAAATATTCAAACAATAAAAGATGGTTTTTTTCAGAAAATTATTCATATCTTTACAATAAAAGTATTAGAAGCAGTAACGACTGCTCCCCAGATACGTGTAATGTTTGGAATGTTAAGTTCTTTACAAAATAATGGGGTTGTTAAACTTAGTGCAGCGACTGAAGATATGAAAAACTTCAAAACCTGCATCAAGTGTATGGCAAAAGAAATAATGAGGCTAGTTGCTGAATTTATTTTTGCATTAGCTGTTGGTTATTTAATATTATTATTAAAGCCAGTAATAAAAAGAGTGATTAAAGAAAAAATAAATCAATACAGTGGGATTATAACAAGTCTAACTGGTGTGATAGGTAAAGTAAAAGATGTAATAACATAAGATTATGATAGTAGACCAAAAATTAAACAAACAATTCGTTGGCGTTTATCTTATTGATGGAACGATTGACGGAACACAACTTGCAACAAGCCATAAACCAAACTGGTTTAGAAGAACATGCACAAGACTATTCATGGGTTGGAAATGGATTAGTGTTAAAAAACTAAAAGAAGTGAAGTAATATGGCAGCAATCGATTTTAATAGTATTGATGCAATTATTGGGGGATTTGATAAAATCTTAAGTCTCTCATCTGTGGGCGGTCCGCCACCAGTGCCAACACCTCTCATGTTGATTGGTGTGCCTCTGCGTGCTGGATTGTCACCAACTAAGATTGCCTCAAAAATTATTGCGAGAAAATCGGAAGCTGGCTTACCTGTTGGTGCGTTACCCTCTGGTGCTATTAGTCCAGATGAAATAATGGAACGAATTAGGATTGAAGAAATCGTTAAAGCGTTACAGCAGGATATGATTATTTCGGTGGCGATACCGCCCGGGATTACCCTCACGGCAGCAGGTGTGTCGGCTGCGGGACCTGTATCGGTATTCGGTTCAACGATAACATTCTCAAAAGGTTATGGAGTAGCGCAATAATGGAAGACCTGAGTAAATATACGAAAATCGAACTCCAGAAAATGGGAAATGATATCAAAGCCAAACATGAGGCTTTGAAAAAAGAGATTATTGCCGAAACTTATGAAATAGAGAAACTGGAAAAGAGTGTTAACAGTAAAGCCGAAGAATTACAGGAACTCGAAAAAAATTATGTGGAAATCGTTGAAAAATTGGTAGAATAATGGCATATGATAAACCAATCATACAAACAAGTAATCCCAATAAGAAGGAAAGTGCTAGTCTGGTTCGAAAAAGAACCATATTTTATGGTACTGTTATTAGTATTGACGATGAAACTGATGGTGGTAGAATTAAAGTAAGCATACCTGAATTAGATAATTACGTAACTGACCCAGATAAATTGCCTTGGTGTTATCCCCTCATGCCAAAATTTTTCCATGTTTATCCACAGAAAGAAGAAGTTGTTAGAGTTTTTCTTGAAGACAGGGTGTTTCCAGAAAGAAGTAGATTCTGGCTTGGTGCAATTATTTCCCAACCTCAGAAGATTGGGAAAGATATTAGGTTCACAGCTTTAAACACAACAAATCTCAGACTCAGTGACCCAGATAAAGCACCTAGTACATATCCAGATGCTGACGGTGTGTTTCCAACAAAATCGGATATTGCGATTGTCGGGAAAGTTAATACTGATATAATTCTTAAAGTAAATGAAGTTCATCTCAGAGCGGGTAAGCATGAGAATGACGATATATTAAAACTCAACACAACAAATCCAGCATCAATCGCTATGATTTATGAACCTGTTGATGGTAATAACGAGAATTTTTATAGTAATACTATAATTCAAAGTGATAAGATTGCTCTTCTTAGTCATGATGGTGACCCTAAGTTTAAGGCTGCTAGAATGACTTCAGAGGACAGAGTGAGGGTATTTGAAGAAGGACACCCGATAGCTCGTGCAGATGTCTTAATTGAAGCCTTAGAGGTCATCAGAGTGGCATTGGTTAATCACATCCACGGATATTCTGGACTAGACCCAGATAAGACTGCCGTAATTAAAAAACTAGAAGAATTGCAATTCGAAGGTATTATGCAAAAAAACATTGTAACAAATTAAAATTTTTGTATATTTGCTGCAATGAATATTCAAATTCCAGATAAATTCTTTACAACATTTAACGATGTTACATTTCATGATGAACCACATAAATATTATGTGGATGGTAAAGAATTGATTAGTGTTACCACAATATTACACCGATACCAAGAAGAATTTCAAGAAGATTACTGGTCAAACTATAAAGCAGATGAGTACACTCTCACCCAAAGAGAAGTTCTACGTGCATGGAAGTTCATAAATAAAAAAGGAACGATGAAAGGTTCGGCAATCCATGACTATGCTGAAAATCTATTCTTAAATAAAGTCTTCCCATATCCCAAGGAATTAATTCTTAATGAATTTGGTTTCGACCCTGTTTTACTTGAATATGATATAACGAAAAAACACGTTAATAATTTCTATAATGCGGTTAAAGGGAAGTTGATTCCGATACGAACTGAGATGATAATATACGATAGTGAGTCGTTAATCGGTGGAATGCTTGATATATTGTTTTGGAATGTCAGGGCACAGGAATTTCAGATTTGGGACTGGAAAACCAATAAGGCATTTGAGAAAGAAGTGAAATCCAGACATTTTCAAGGTAAACTACAGTTATTGGAAGATAGTGATTTAGAAATTTACTCCTTACAATTAGCTATGTATAAATTAATTATTGAGAAAAACACTGGAATAAAACTCGGAAAATCGTATATTGTTTGGTTTAGTCATAATAATGAGGATTATGAAATTATCGAGACTAAGAACCGTGAATATTATGCAAAAATGATAATAGAAGATAGAATTAAAGAATTAGCAGCATGAAATTTCTGAAAAATTCATGCAAAAATTAAGAAAATGACAAACGACAAAGCAAATACTATCATTGGTGTGATTCAAACATTGATGGAATTAAAAAAAGATGGGACTTTAATTGACCTGAAGTTTGAATGGGATGAAAAAAACAATACATTGGATATTTACACAGTTCCAAAAAAATCAATTCAATGTATTCAATGTAATTTCATAATAACAAAAGACGGTGCAATTTTTAGTGAATAAAAAAACTCGCACCATTGATGCGAGTTTTTAAATTCTGTTTGTATCTCTTATAAGTTAAGAATACATCTCCAAGGTTGAAGTTCTAAAGTAACGTTTGTTAAAGCGTCATCTTCGTAACTGTTTTCACCAAAATCAATACTGGTAATCATACATTGCTCCAAGAACCATTTTTCAACCTCAACTCCCGTTGGGTCTAGTGATTTCAAAGTAATGTTTTTCTTATAACCTGCTGCGTAACCCATACGTCCTGTTAGTGATTCTGCATGTAAACGAACCCATTCCATTAATTGCTGTGAACTTGAAGGACCTATCGGGTCAAGAAATGTAACCGACATTGTATCCCATGTATATCTACCTGCAACATAGTTTTGTTCGTTCATAAACTGAATCGGAACACTATTGATTTTCATCGAAGGTCTTTTGAATTTCTGAATCTGCCATACTTCAATACCAGTCTCTGGTTCAAATACCGCAAAGAATCTATTAACCCTTTTTGGTTCGTATTCGAACGGCATCGTTCTTATCATTGTTTCTCCTGCCATTTTATTTAATTGTTAAATTTTTTTCTGTTTATTTTTTTGTGTTTAATAATAAATACTCTGGTATTTAAAAACCTTACACATAAAATAGACAATTTTATTTTGGCATAATACCTGTTCTCTTAAAAAACATTAGTTCTTTATGAGACAAGTCAGCCAATGTACGTTCTACGGGTTCATCTTCGTCATCACCAACATCACCGTCTTCTTCACCATCATCTTCATAAAAAGGACTTTCCATCGGAATTTCCATCGGAATTTCTTCAACTGGTTCTTCAATTACCGATTCCTGAACCTGTTCAATTTTTTCTTCAGTTTCTAATATCTCTTCCTCAACAACTGGCTCTTCAACCACCAATTCTTCAACCACTTCAATTTCTTCTTTGGGTTCTTCAACCACTGGTTTATATGTGCTCCTTTGATTCAATGCACTTTTTTTAGCTCTTCCCATTATATACTATTTTTATTTAATGTAATTTCCAATAAATACTAGAAAAAAGAAAACCCGCCATTTTTAGCGGGTTTTCAAATTTAAAACTGAAATTATTATGCACCAACATCGGCAAATGATGCGCCTGAAGGAGTAATTGTAAAAGTAATGCCGATAAATTCAACAGCACGTGTTGGTTTCAAGAATATTTCACCATATAACTCATTTCTATCACGAGTTTCTGGAGTATTATTACTGTTATCCATTTTCACCCTGAAATCGGTTAAACCTCTTTCTCTCTTGATACTATCAAGGATTGGGTTTACTTTATTTAAGAATGCATCCATAGTTGCTTGGTCATTCTGCTCGAACACCAATCTAACTGCAACGTTAGCAATAAGAACTTTAATCTGGAGAAGAAGTCTACGAACATTAATTCTGTCGAGAGCACTTGACCTAACCTGAAGTGTCTTTTGTCCAAAGATTGCAGTACCCGCATCAGCAAAGTCAGCCATTGGGTTAACTCTACCTGCGTAAAGGATATCACGAGCTTCTAGTGACAATTTATACATTGATTTTCTTGCGAAAGTAGTACCACGACTTAGACCAGCAGGGGCAAACCAAGGGAATGAAACGTTATCAGTAAATGCCATCGCCCTAACAACTTCACCAGTTGCTGGAATATAAACATTTACATTATTTTGTGTGTCTCTAACCTGAACCCAAGGATAGTAAGTACAACTGTAACTACTATCGATTTCAGTATCACCCAATAAATCAACAATTGCTTGAGCAGCCACAACATCTGCTTTACCACCGTCACCAACAGTTGCTCTAATGTCTCCTACTGGTGAATCAATAATATATAATGTATCGGTTCTTTGTTGTTCAATCATATCAATTGTGTTCTGAACCAATGTTGTTTGTTCTGCCCAATTTATAGCAGATGTTGCGA